AGGATAAAGAAATTTCTAGAATTTCTGGCTTGTTAAAAACCTGCCAAGACAACCTATTACAAATACCTCCGTGGTATATGAGAGTATGGGAATGGATAAAAGAAACATATAATGATTTAAAAAGTCTGAAAAATAATGGCTCTTGACGAATTTTTCATATGTGTTATTATTAATACAAAGGAGCAAAATGCCTTATCCAGGAATTAAAAGTCCATCAACAATCAAAAAAGTTGATGATTGTGTCAACAAAATTATGGCTGACCCCAAATTTAAGCCAAAAGCAGGCAGAAGTAAGAAAAGTTCTGCTATTGCAATTTGTATAAGTACTATTAAAGGAGCAAAAATGAAAAAAGAAACTTTTTCATATACTCCCTCTGAGGAAAGTTTTACAAAAGGAACTCTGTTAAAAAATGTCGAAATTTTCAAAGAAGGAGTATTCAAAGGAAAAAAATGGGTTAAAAAACAATTAGAGGAAATTGTTGATAACTTTAAGAAATTAAAAGAAACTGCAAAATTTGACCCGCCTGTTAGATTAGGTCATCGTTCAGATGATTCGATATCCAATGTCAAGAATATAGTAGGATATATTGAAGATGTAAGGTTAGGAGAAAATAAAAATAAAGAAGCCATAATTTTATCTGATTGTGATGTAGTTGATAAAAAGTCTTTAGAAGATATTAAAAATGGTAAATACCGCAAGAAATCTGTTGAAGTTGGTTTTTATGATGACAACCAAGGTAATGAATATAATCCTGCTATATTAGGATTGGGTATTGTTGATATACCTGCGGTTGAAGGTATGCCAGACTTAGCAATTAACATGTATTCAAAACCAATGAAAACTAAGGAGGATAAGATGGAAAAAGACAAAAAAGACAAAGTTTCTGAGAAAAACAAAGATGGTAAAGTTGATAAAGAATCCAAGAAAATTGATAAAAAATTGGAATTAAATGAAAAACAAGAAAAAAATCAATCCACCGATAAGGGTAAGGATTTGAAAAAACTTTCAAAAGACAAACAAGATGTTGTTACATTTGATCGCAAAACCTACGAGGCTTTTATCTCTGAGAAGCAAGAATTCGAGGAGAAAAGAATCAAAAATCGAATGAAACAATTTGTTAAAGATGGGAAAGTCACACCAGGTCTTTTGAAAAACGAAACAGAATTTGTTAAATCTTTGAATGAAAACCAAAGAACTTCCTATTTCTCTATCAAAGAGAATATGCCAGAGATGATTAAATTTGGCAAAAAATATGGAAAAACAAATTCTGATGGTGAACCTGAAGGAAAAACAGAAAAACAAGAGGCTATGGAGAAAGCCATAGACAATATTAAAATGTATTTGAAACAATCTGGTTGGACAGATAAACAGATTGGAGAACACATTTCAAAATTAAACGCTTAAAGAAGGAGTCATAATGGGATTTTTTGACACTTCCACCTATACTCCGACCGAAATATTAGTTTCAGAACATGGAAGCGAACGAAGAGAAGGAATAACAATTGCTTCTGGTGTCGGTATCTTAGTAAAAGGCACAGTACTGGGCAAGTATCATAGCGGTACTAATTCTGGTACTTTCAATGCTTATCATAATGAAGTTACAGATGGTCGTGGAGTGGCAAGTGGAATTTTAGCCGATAAAGTTGACGCAACTTCTTCTGGCGTCTTATCAACAATGTATACACATGGTACTTTCTATACTGAAAGACTAACTGGTCTTGATTCAAGTGCAATGTCAGATTTGAAAGACTGTGTATTTATTAACGAAGACTAGGAGGAAATATGCCATCAGTTGGAGAATTTGCTGGACTAGAATCCAGAACAATGACAGAAACCGTCAGGCTGTTTCCTGCAAAACAACAGGTCGGTAAGGAATTGTTCCGTCGAACTGTTCCTAGTACTTCTAAATCAGTTTACTGGGATGTTGTTGAAGGAAGCAGAAAGTTGGCGAAATTCTCGTCTCCTGGCGCTGAAGCACACATTCAGCCGCTAGAACCGAGAAAAAGAGTTAATACAGAAGTTCTATACATTAGAGAAAAGAAAACTCTTGATGAACAGACAAAGAACTTCATTGATAAAGTTGGTGCATTCGATGAACCATATGGACAAACATTATTAACAGAGGAATTGGATTCTCTAAATCGAACTGTTGAGAACACAATGGAATGGTTAAGATGGGAAGCTATTGTTAATGGTCAAATCGACATCCAACAAACCGAACCAGCTATTAAATTAAAAGTAGATTATAGTTTTTCAAGCACACACAAGGTTGCAAAAACAGGCACAGGAAAATGGTCAGATACCACCAATTCTAAACCATTGTCAGATCTATTGACATGGCGAAGATTGGTTAGCAGAGATTCTTGGTTGACCGCTAATCGTGGCTTTTGCAATAGCCAAGTTATGCAGTATATGGTTGAAAACTCTACTATTCAGACATTGATTCAATATACTGTCGGTGATCAATTAGCAAGAAATGGCTATATTACTACTTTAGCTGGAGTTGACATTACTGTTTATGATGTAAATTACAAGAACAGTGCTGGTACTGTAGTTCAATATATTCCTGACACTAAATTCATTTTGACAACCACTGACGAATTTAGTAAGGAATTCCAAGGTCCAATCGATGTTCCTGCATCTGATGATTCAGTTCGAACTGAGATGGGTAAAGTATCATATTCATGGGTAACCAAAGACCCTGTTGATACTTGGATTTTAGTTGGTGCTTCAACAATGCCTGCTATTCAAATTGTTGATGCTATTGTTGCTGCTTCTATCGCTTAGTTCTTGTCATATCTCTACCCCCTCTCTGAAAGCGGGGGTAGGATTTGATAAGAAAAGGAGCTTATGTCAATGTACTGTCAAGAATCCGATATGAATCAGTATTTAGGTGGTATCCCTATTGCATCAGGCATTACCAAAACTACTTTTATAGAACGAGCCGCTGATGAAATACATACCGCTGGTATTGGATTATATGAAATTCCATTTGTTATTGAATCTTCAGTAAGTACAATAACCTCTGGAGCCACAGCCAATATATTAAAGAATTGGAATGCCCAATTATCTGCTGGTCGTATTATATTAGCGGCTTCAATAACCCAAGAGAATTTTGCCGTTCATGATTATGGAAATATGTTAATTAAAGATGTTTTAGATAATCTTGAGAAATTAACAACCCAAAAGATTGTTTTAGCAGGATGTACTGCTGATACTTCCGCCCTTGATGATAAAATTAAACCAATGAAAGCTTTAATTAGTTCCCCAGATGGAACAGATACTGCTTTAGATGATAAATCATTCTTTAACAGACCATATGAGCAAGTTGGTGATAAAAGTTATGAAGTAGATGGGGGACCAGATTTATGAACTTTAAAATAGAAATTGATGTGAGTAATGCTATAATTGCCCTAAAAACAATTCAGCAAACATACAATCCAGTAGCTATGAGGGAATGGGCAACCAATAATGCAAAACCATATGCCAAACAGGTATTTAATCTAAATTTCGCTTCTGAGGGTGGATATATTGGACCTAGATGGAAAAGACTCGCTGATAGTACCAGAAAAGAGAGAACAAGGATGGGATTTGGTTCAAGTGGACCCATATTAGTAAGAACAGGAAAACTTAAAAAAGCTGTTGTTGAACATTCTCCAATAATTACTACCTATCCAGATTTAAATATAGAATGGGGTTCAAATATTACTGGAATGAACAAAGGCAATAGCAATGAAAATATCTTTGCAATTCATCAACAAGGTGGGTCCAAAATGCCACAAAGAAAAATGATTGGATTCAATCCTGAAAATGCCCGATATTTTACTAAGTCTTTATATGGTTGGATTGGCGCCAAGTTAAGATGGGGTGGTTCAGCATTAAGGAGATAAATGATAGCAAAAATTGTCAAACAAATTCAAAATGATTTAATTTCTGCCCTTCACCCCGATTATGTTGAGGATGTATTTAATTATCTTCCCCAAACCATTACTCAAAGAAAAGTAATTTGTGTGGTTAGAAGAAGTAAATCAACAATAGGTTATGAAATTGGTCAAAAACTGCCAACAATATATAGATATGATATAGATATAATAATCATAATAGGAAGTACTGATTATGAAACAGCAGTAACCGACCTTGATTTATTAGATAAAAAAGTTGAAAGGTCAATTTCTTTAAATTCTAATCTTAGTACTTTATCTATTAATGAAGAAGGACATACAGAAACCGTTAGTAAATATACGATTGAGGGAGCTGACTATCCAGATAATTATCCCCCATTTGACAAAAACACGCAAGTTGGTATTATAAAAGTAGTGGTGGAAACAGAAATCCATCCAAATTAGGAGGTATATGTTGAAGTACATTGGTACATCAGAATTAGTTATTAATGATTATGGTTTATTAAAACCAGGCGACATTATTACAAGAGAGGACTTATGTCAAAGTCTCAAACACAGACCAGATTTCAAAGAAGTTAAAGAGCAAACTTCTGTTAAAAAAACTAAAAAGATAAGGAGATAAAATGCCTTTTAGTTCAAATGAAGGTTATGTAGGATTTGCCAGACAAACGGCTTCAGGCACTTATGTTGCACCAACGAGATTTTTATATGTCAAGAATATTGATATTACGCCTGACAACAATATCATGATTCAAGACCCTGAAATAGGTGGAATTAGAGATATTACAGATAATGTTCAATTAGGCACTATTGGTTGGGGTGGAAATATTGATTTTGATGCAAGACCAGAAGGAATTGGTCATTTAGTATTATCAGCAATGGGAGCAGTTACATCATCTGGTATTGCTGGACAATCTGGGGCTTATGGACATTTATTTACTCCAGAGTCAGATTGTCTCCCAATTTCTATTGAAAAGAGAGTTGGCGGGAATTCAACAGCCACTTTATTAGATGTATTTGGTTATCAAGACTGCAAAGTTAATACATTAAGATTTGAATGTGCGGCTGGGGAAATGGTTACAGGAACTGCAGAAGTTGTAGCTATTGAGGAACGTTCAGGCAAAACTAATCAGACTGCAACATATGGGACTGACCCAATATTCACTTTTGTCAATGGTATAGTTAATATTGAAGGAGTATCATATTCAGTAAAAAACCTATCTTTCGAACTCAATAATAATATTGATACTGAAGATTTCAGAATTGGTCAAAGAACTCGACAAACATTAATTGAACAACGTAGAGAATTAAGCGCTACATTGGATATAGTGCCAACAGACGCCAATGTGTTTAAGAATGCCTACTTTGGTTCTACAGGCGATACAGCAGTTGCCAATACCCAAACAATTTACAAAGGAACTTTGTTTATTCGTTTTGAAAATCCAAAAGTTATTGGTGCTACAAGTCAAAAATATTCAATGGATATTACAATTGAAGAAGCAGCATTTAGAACAGCCCCACTGCCAATGTCTGGTGATGATATGATTATTCAAACTCTTGAAATGTTACCAGTCAAAGCTAGTGGTTCAAATATTGTAACTATCGCAATCAGGAATAGCATTGAAAATTATGCAACCTAATATTTTAATCTTATAAGAAAGGAGATTAATGGGAGATGTATTTTTTGGGGTAGATGTTTATGAGAAATTCTACCTCCCTGGCACTGACAAACAGCAATGGATTGAAGTGCGAAAGTTGAACGCTGGTCAGAAAGCTTTGTATTCTAATTCACTTGGTGAAATGTCTCAGTCTAACCCAGATGGGACAATCACGGTGAACACAGCACGAGCTGGCGAATTGGATAAAAAAATCCTTGAGTTGGCTGTAGCTGGATACAAAGTTAAAATGAAATCTGCAGATGGTTCAACTAAAGTAGTTGAAGGAACTGATGTGGCTGAATGGAATAGTTTGTATGAGATTATGGATGCTAACTTAATTGACGGGTTGATGGAAGTTGTCAGGAAAGTTAATCCTTGGCTCAATATTGGAGTTGAGGATAAAAAAAAATTGAAAAGTTAAAGATGCAAGCCAGACAGCTGGCTCGTGGTCAAAAAGTGACTAATGTAGAGCCAGAAATGGCGTTATTTTTGCAATGTAAGGAATTCAATAGCCTTCCAAATAGTGGTGGATTATTAGACCAAGACCCATATTTATTGCAATGTTTTAATATAATATCATATGAAATGGCAGTAGTAGAACAACAAAAGTCACCAAAAAGGAGATAGATGGCATATACAAATGAAATTGTTACCAAGTTTCGCACAGAAGGCGTTGCTAATGTAGCTAATGCTGTAAAACAAATGCAGGGAGCAGTGTCTAATTTTGGTAAGCAAATGGCAACTACTGGCGACAAAATGATTGCTTGGGGTAAAAATACCCAATGGCTTGGCAGACAATTATTGTATAATGTGACTTTACCTATAGTTGGAATAGGCGTAGCCAGTGTAAAAATGGCTCTTGACGTAGAGAAACAATGGGTAAGAGTAAGAAAAGTTTATGGAGATGCTGGGACATCCACCAAAGAAATAGCTAGAGTACAATCGGAGATATTAGAACCAGCCGTCAAAAGAGTATCTGAAGCTTATGCAATACAACAAAAAGAAATCTTAGATATTATGGCTACCTATGCGGCTGCTGGAAAGGTTGGTCAAGAGTTAGCAGACATAACAGAAGAAACTTTACGAATAATGACTTTGGGTGAAATAGAAGTGGCGTCAGCTACTAATTTTTTGAAAAATATGATGGCTACTTATCAAATGAGTGTTGCTGATGCGATGAAAGAGATTAATGCCTTTAATACTATTGAAAATGAGACCTATCTCCAAATGAAAGATTTATCAGATGCTTTTCCTGTTGCATCTGGAGCATTTAAAGGTTTTAATCTAACTGCTCGTGAAGGTGCAGCTACTATTGCTGGTATTGCTCAAAGAACTGGTACTGCTAATGAAGCTGCCAATGCTTTAAAATTTAGTTTTTCCCGTTTAGCAGGTGGTATGCCTATTGTTAATAAAACTTTGGAGAAACATAATATTCAATTATTTGATGCTACTGGTAATATGCGTAAAGGTACTGACGTTCTAAGAGATCTAGCTAAAAGGTTTTCAGAACTTAATGACAAGGAGCGTCAAGAGATGCTATCTAGGTTATTCGGCAATCGGCAAATTGTCAGAATGAGAGCATTGTTGGAAGCGGTTAATGACCCAATGTCAGACTATAATAAAGCCTTAAAGGTATCGGCAGATAATACTACAAATGCATCTGTTGCTCAAAATGAACTTAATACTATATTAAACTCAGCTCCTAAACAATATGAAAGAAATTTAATTATTCTTCAAGGTTTAGGTA